TTTATCTTTGTAACCGTTGTACCGGATATGATCTGCGTATCAACGTTTGCATACGCCTTATCCAGGGCAGTGGTAGCAGGGTCATCAAGGGCAATTATTTTTGGATAAACAGTAATGCTTGCGCCATCAGGCTTGGCAACAATAGTCGCAGTGATTGGACGATCAGAAATCGTTTTATCGTGCAGGCCAATAGATAACACAGAGCCGCCAGCAGCAAGATCAAACTGTACCTTATCGCCGACAGAGTAATTAGCTGATGGGACAGCGATCGTGCTGAAGCGATAATCAATATTGGTTACCGTGTTGGTCGCAGAATTTTCACTGCCGCCTTCAGGCTTGTCTGATAACGTTGCCGTGGTGGCAGCATCAGGTAAAACATTGCCAACAATAGTGGGGTTTGATGAGCTTTTGTAGGCCATAAAATCACCCACCTCAAGCCCGAGCGATCCCTTTCCATAAGCGTTTTCGGGGCGACCAGCAAACGTTTGACGACCAGCCAGATCCGAGGCAAACTTAAAGTTATCACTCGGATTAAGCATACAGACCCGGCCATCCTCTGCTTTTTGGCGCTGATCCAAAATAACCCCAGCCTCACCAATTGCATCAAAACCACTAACTGAAGCGGTATTGTAATACAGCGATCCAGCACTATTAATTAAGCTCAAAATGCCTTTGTTTAGCTCGGCAACCTGCCGTTTGCCTGAAACTTTTGCCCTGCGATCCCAGAACTGAGGGTCTCGCAAATCATCAACTCGCTGTTCAACGACATCGTTTTTAGGAGTGCCCAGCGCCATTGGCACGGTCTCCTGAATGATGTCAGTTTCTTGCCCTGTTGTATCAAACCCGTCAATGATGGGCGCGTGTTGCTCGACTGATTGCCATGCAACATCGCCACTGTTTTGCATGTCTTCGTTGCCGGGATTAAAATGCTTAACAAGCGGGATAACTATCGCTTGCTCCTCGTATGACTCGACCACTTTATCAAAAAACTGGACGACCTTTTTACCTGTTGCGGCCATGATGGCCTCCTATATTACCAAGAGTTTGTTTTATACCCCTTGCGTCTGCCTGATGATAATATATCCATCATTTTTTGCTGGTCGCCTGATGACTCAGCAGATTTAAACTGCTTCATCATCGTTTTTTCGCCAGCATCAGCTGTAACGTCTCCGTTAATTGCTGCGGCAGGTGCAGGGGTATTCGATTTACCGCTACCGGCGTTGAGTTTGTTTTTTCTATCGGATAAATGGCTCATCAGCTTTAACCCTGATGGATCCGCTCTTAATTGGGCCTGCATTTCTGCAATGCGCCCCTGATTAATCCCGATATTAAAAACCACTTTTTCAGAACCTTTGCCCAATGTTGCTACCATGAGTGCCGCAATTGCATCGCCGCGCCCAGGCATTACATCGTCAATAGCCTGTTTAAAAGCTAAATCAGCAGCCTGATATTTCTCAGCACTGATCTTACTTTTAACAACAAGCTCTACAGCTCTGTCGTAGTGTTCCTCTTCGCCTTTAACAACCGCTTTCTGATTTTCTATTGCACGCGCCTGCATCTCTGATGTTGCTGATTGCGCCGATTGCTCAGATTGTTTAATCGCGTCACGATAATCAAGGGTTGCGTTTATATACGCTTCATCCGGATCATCTTCGTCGTAAAAATCCTCACGCTTTGGCTTAACCAGCGTTTCAGGAGCCGCAGATTTGTGAGACTTAATAGATTCAATCTCAGATCGTAGCCGCTCTATTTGGCCGTCTTTATCATCAAGTTTTTTGCCAGATTTTGCTTGTATGCTTTTACGCATACTTGCCATATCTGCTTGTGTAAAGGTCTTCCCAGCCTGGGGTGTATGGTCATCCCCTTCCATCCAGTTTTCTGCTTCAGCTTTGCTCGCGTCTTCTGTGCCCGGCTCCGCGCCGTCATCAGTGCCTGCTTGCTCATCATCTGCCGCGCCCGTTTCGCCTTCTTCCGGTGGATCTTGCGGGAGATCATCGATTTCAGTTTCTACGCTTGCGTTTTCGTCTGTTGGTGCATCTGTATCAGCATCTTCTGCGTCTACTTCCGCTCTCAAGTCGTCAAGACTTATAACCATATTTTTATCCTCACTTGGTAAAGTGGTGGCCTGCATTTAGCAGCCTGTCATTATCCCGACAGTTAGGATTGATTTAACCTGTTTACTCAGTAAGTTAATGATAGCTAACTAATTAAAATACTAATAGTTATGTGGTATAGTGCAGAGAGACCAGAGACGCGAGGGCGACCAGTGAAATTAACAGCTAAAGAATTTACAAAAAAACCGGCAGAGGCGTTCAGACTGGCGGAAAAGGGCGAGACCATAGTGATTAACCATGATCGCTATCCCACTGTTGTATTTGAGTTAACAGCTCGGGCGCGGTGTTGTGAGTTAAATGATAAAGAGGAGGAGGATGATGATTAATAAACTAAAACAATTAATTTTTGTAAAGCCTGCCGTTGATGAGCTGACAGGTTATGAGGCCGCTAAAATATTTGACTCGCACGTAGAAAGAATTAAAAAAGCCATAAAAGATGAGCGTATAGTTTTTGAGATGTTTTCAATCGGTGACAGAAAAACCAAGTATATTATGTTTTCGGGCATGAAAGTCATAATGGCAAACGAGCACGGGTATGGCATCTTAATGATTTACAAGCAAGGAGGTTATTCTTACGATGTTTACGTCGAGCTTGATAATGATCCTGGAGCGCTTTAACGCTTGGTCATGCTGTCGATGCGATTAAACTCCATGTTTGCGTTAACCTCCTGCGCATCAACCTGTACAGCCAGCCTGCGGGTTGCTGCATCAAACTGATTGACCTGTGTTTTAAGCTGCTCGTTTTGCGCGTTGAACTGATCGAGTTGAGCTTTGCGCTGCACGTCTGCCATGCTTGCATCTGCTTTACCCTGCTCTGCCTGGGCAATTAATATATTAGGATCTTGTGGCTGAGTTTGTTGTGACTGCTCAAGCATTGCTTTTTCTTCATCCGTTTCTGGTGGCATAAACCCAACGAGGATGGACTGCTTGCGAGACCAGTCCCTTACATCATCCATATAAACACCATCAATTAACTGGGCCTGCTTAAGTAGTAGCAGCCTTGCTAGCTGCGGGTCGATAGGCCCAGCTGCCACGGCCATGTCAGATAGTTTCTTGTAATTTTCGTCACGCTTATTTTTAAAGCTGCGGCCAATATCTGCGGATACCTCAAATGATGAGCCGGTAAGGTCGTTGATAACCCTCATCTCTCCGGTCTCCTCATCCATTATTGATACTTTGCGCTGTGAATCAAACACAAATGGAGCCATGCCTGCAAATATCTCAGCATCACGGCGCTCACCGTGCTTATAGTTTTCCTGGTAGACGATCGACTGCTCACCTATTCGCGCCTGCAACTCTTTCAGCGCCTCGCCAGACAAATCAATTTCAGCAACATCTTGCGGGATTGTCGCGCTCGCCACATCATTAACGGCCTCACGAGTCAGCGCAATTGACTGCATTAAAGCGTCAGGCACTTTTTGCTCGGGTAGCACGCCAACTGGTCCAGGTGGCAAAGGTACGCCGTTTATCGTTACCGGATCCATTAGCAGATATGGTAGATTATTTTCTGATCCGTTTATCTCATACATGTGCCTGTGCGCCGCGATCTGCTCAGGATAAAACAGCGGCTTAGGTCGAGGGCTGCGGCTAACAATGTCAAACAGGTAGGACATCTGAAAGTTTCTTAGTCTCTGCGGATCCATTGCGAGGCGTGTAAATCCTTCATACTGCTCCTCACCCTCGATGTATTGCCGCTCTCCATAAATCACAACCACTGGGATGTTTGACCCTACTATCTCGTATTCTTTTAATATTCTAAATCCATTTGCAATATACAGTGTTACTTTGTTGCGCTTAATCTCACGGGTATCCGTAACCTCGTACCCCTCGTCTTTTAGCTCATCCGCAATATCTTTAATTTGCGACTCAAGTACCGTTAGCTCCTCGCCAAAAGGCGAAGACATAGTGATCACATGGTCTTTTATTTCTGTTACGCGATAAAACCTGGATATATAAAATATGTCAGACTTACCGGCGATCCAGGGGAATGTATAACTGTGCTCAGGCGTGCCGAAATTACTCACATCCCCCGGCATAGCAATACCGGTGAGCTCTTCGGCAAGCTCTTTCATTCCGCGCTCGCTCATAGGTACTAATATTGAGCACCGCTTGGCATCCTTTTTATCCTGCAGTTTTGCGCCCTCATCCCACAGCACGTTATTATTGCACTCATTTAGCGGCATCCTGTCGATTACCTGAGTTTCATTTCCAGCGCGGTCAGACTCGTATCTTGTTACCACCTCCCAGCCGCCTACGCCGCAGACAATGGCTTCCTGCTTCGCAGTTTTTCTTGCCTCGATAGATTGATTGCTCTGACCTGATTTGCGGTACAGTCCATCAATTAAATCAGCACCAGAATCATCGTCCTCGTCCGTTGGGTCAAAGTTTACCTGTACCTCGTTTTGAGTTAGGTCGCCCATTATCTGACGGCCTGCCTTGCGCATTATGTCAAACTCGCCCTTAAATCCAAGATCTGAGTTTTGCAGGCTTGAATCATCCCACTGCGTACGCCAGTAAAAAGTTAGCTGCACCGCTGATCCCTCACGGACTAACTGCCCGTGAGTATACATCTTGTCATGATCCGCTTTTAATTGCTCAATCGTGTAACTCATTATCTGCCGCCCATTTTAGGGATAGGTCGAGGCGACCATGTTTCTATTTTTTTCGGAGGAGTGAATCTCATGCTCATCATTACAGAGTCCGCGAGGTTCGGCGAGGGGAATTTGAACTTTGATTTAAGCACATCTTTAGTATATAACTCGATTTTACCTGCGCCGTTTTGTTTGATTGGCATACGGCATAGCTCAGATTTTAATTTGGATAGTAGCGCAATATCGCTAGAAAAGCTAATCATGGTATCAGGATTACGTATTGTAGCACCTGCGCCTCAGCTCAGCATAGTACTGTGCTCGCTTGTTGGCTACGGCGTCTCTTACTTTTAACTGATCTTTTACTGGGTGCTTTGTTGTTGGCTCAAATATAGTATCTGGATTATCTGCGGTCTCAGAGCCTAAATCATTAGCCATAGATCAGCAGCCCAGTGCCCGCCCTCGTTGCCGTCTCCGTCTACTTTTTCCTCGATGCGCAGAAACACTACGCCATGGCGCATTGCATAGCCCTTGCTGTCCGGCCCTGTATCGCTCGGGTCGTGTGCTGCTATCCTTCGGCAAGTATTATGCTGTTTTCCACATGATCGTTATACTGTCCTAACCAGATATGATCATACAGCGACCGACTGGCATTTTTTAGCCACCATTGTCTATCAATCTCTAGCCCAGACTCAGCAAACCAGGGGTTATCCGTGTAGTTCATGCACTATA